GGACGGACGTTTCGTTTAAATCTTCAACACTAAGGGCAGCACCGGAAGTACCAATGAAACGGCCAGGACGGCGAACGTTGATGGTGTCACCGATTTTCGCGCCATCAAGGCCAAATCGGTCTTCATACTCTCGGCTTACCTGGGTCGCGAAGGTCAGCTCGTTTTCGAGCACCATCAGCGCCTCTTCGGTAATCATGCTGATATTCAGCAAGTTGTTTGACATAAATCGTGCTCCATGGACGAGTTAGAAAAATTGCGTTTAGCGATTTTTCTCTGCGTGACATGGAGAGAACACGATTTAGCCCGAATGCGCTTCGGTCGGCGGATAAGCCCTGATTAGACGCTCAGGTCGCGCTCACTTTTACTTCTTACTTAATCTTTCCAGAACGACGAGCTTCTCTGTATTGCTCATGCGTTCCTTTCCACACACCGTCTATGATCGGTAGATCAACAGGAGCGAGCGCTCCTTTTAACGGAGTAATGGGTTCAGGCGCTTTTGAAACCTCGACTTGCTTGAATGGTTTCGCCGGCACCTTCTCCGGCTCTTCTTCAGTTTCTTTCTTAGAAACTTTGGTAGGCGCACTTAGTATAGCTTCTAGCTTGCCAAGTGCAATATATGCCTTACCTAAAGTCAAGCGATTAATTTTTTCTGCCTCCTGCGGGTTCTCAGCAAAGTGCAGCAAGATGCGCGGCCCTACTTCGGACTCCATGATTGCATCGCGCATCTCGTCTGAGAACGCTACTTCAGATTTCTGAATCTTTTCTACGAAGTCTGGGACTTCCTGTTTTATCGCGCTGATGCGATCCATCCAGGTTGCCTGTACTCGTTCACGTTGAGCTTTTGCTCTTTCTTCTGCCTGAGCTTTCTCATGATCGGCAACGGCCTTTTTGGCGGCCCATTCCGCTAATTTCTCGGCAAACTTATCAGGGTCGTCAGGGAAATCTTCTTTCTTCGGTTTTTGGAATTCTTCTGTTTTTGTTGCCGGTGGATTTAGCTTAGCCTCGGCCTCTGTAAGACGACGTTCTAGTTCTTCACGAGCTTTCTCGGCCTTCTTCGCCCTCTCTGCGAGTTCGTGCATCCGCTCACTTAATTTGCTTTGCTTCCTATCCTCTTCGTCTGATTGCTTCTTATCGTTTTTGTCTTGAGGCTTAGATTCGTCCTTCTTCGCCTCCAATTTGTCGTCGGCTTTTACTTCTTCTACCTTTTCCTGCTTTACGGTTTTATCTGGATCAGCGGTTTCCGTCTTTGCTTTTTCATCTGATTTTGTCGCTTCTGGATCAGATTTTGCAGACTCTTTCGCTTTCGCCGTTTCTACTGGGATCGGAGCCAGTCTCGCGAATTCACGATCCTGATAAGCGGCCAGATTTTCCGAAGTTACAACGGTATCCGGGCGACGACGCTCTGTCTTCACTTCACTCATGTAAGGCTCTCCGCTGATTCATTGGCTTTACTCGTTTGTTCTTGGTTTCGAGACTCAATCTCTTGCTCTAAATTCTTTGTGTCTATGTGCGCAAGAAGCAACTTCACTATGCCGTCAATCTCAGCCACATTTTGGGCGGTGACAGCTCTAGTCTCGGTATCATGCTGCTTAGTTGCGGCGATCTTCTCTATGTCGTGCGCCTTCGTTGTCTGCTTCAGAAGTTCTCGCTTATCAGCTCCCCGTTGCTTCATCTGCTCGATACTTGTGCGATATTTGATCTCAAGGCCCTGCTGCTGAATTATCTGCTGTGCCTGCTGTAGCTGATTCTGGAGGCCCTTAATCATCATTTGGACCTTCGGCGGAATATCGGACTTTTCGTCGATCTGTGCTAATGGGTTGGCAGCGGCGAGACGATCAGCAATAACATCTGCGCCGGGGACATCCAAGTTACGCACGATCACGTCATCCGCTACCTGCGCAATCTTTTCGCCCAATGGTGTCCCTAGCATGTTTGTGAAGACAGAGACGGCCTCTTGACGCTTAGAGTCGTAGCCTGGACCTGTGTCCATGACGATATCGTACTGCCCAACGGTGACATCGTTTAGAACCTTCTGAATAGCGCCCGCTTCGTCCCTTTGCTTGTGGTTGATCGTCTCCATTCCAGGGCGACCATCTTCACCGATGATCCGCATTACACGTTCGGTGTCGAATATCTTCGGAATCCAACCTAATGCAATCCTTCCGCCGTGACTGATGCTACGTGTCAGGTTGTCATAGAAATGGAAGTTTGACTGATCCGTCTGCTGATCTTCTGCGTTTATTGTCTTGTCTGACTTGTGGAGACGAGACTGTGAAATTCCTGGATCGTAAATTCCTAGAACTTTTGAAAGGTTCTGAGACGCCAGCATTGATGCCTCGATGAATCCGGGCGGCGGCGGCTCCGGGGCAATACGCTGCGGTGGTGGAACGTCCTTGCCCTCTACCGTTGGCAAATAATGCAATGTTGCCCGTGCAGAAATATTCGCCTGTGCCCACTCGTTTTCAAAACCTTCGTCTGCGCCTACCGGCATTAGCCATTTTGCCTTTGGAGCCAAAGCGAGACTTTCGGTAACGGCCGTCTGCCAAAAGTTGACCATGATTTGCGGGTCTTTGGCGAAGCGAACTAGACCGAATCTCCTGCGCTTTCCGTCAATGATGCAGCTATTTCCGTAGACCGGGATAACAGGAATGTACTTTCCTGGAATCTCCTTTTTCTCAAGAATTTCACCGGCTGTCTGTTTGCACCAATTAACGCGTGAACGATACGAGTCCCTATCTCCGATAACCTGAATATTTAGCTGTTCAAGCTTCTCATTGCTCGGGAGCTGATCTCTCCACAACACTGTTCCGTCAGATAGCTTAACCAGCTTCGCGCGTACACGGTCGATGTAGAAATACTCGGCAAGCCTGATCTCTTCTTCTGTGATCCAGTCGGTTGTTTTCTCGCCTGACGATAATGGGGAGAACCCTTCTGCCTGTGCGCCAGGGTACTGTTTCTTGAATGCTGACTTCTTCATTAAGTCAGTAACCAGGCATTGCTCCGCATCCGATCCGTCTGGTAACGATGACGAGGGGTCGAAATACACGCTAAAAGGGTTGTCGATCGGCATAAAGTAAATATCCTGGTCGAACGAGTCTTCCCGTATGTAATCCGTCTGCATACGGAAATATCCCCATCCCATCGTTGTCGCAAACGAGAATGCCGTGTCATAGGCGTAATCGGCATTCGAGTTAACCTCGAAATGACGCATCATGCCGGAGATGACCTTCGCGACTTTCGGGTCTGAGATGTTATCTACTGCATGGACTTTGATTCGAGGGCGTTGCTGGCGCTGCTGGTTTTCTACTTGACGGCAGAATGCGTCTACCTCGTTAATCGTGAGACACGGACGGTCTTGAAGATTGCGGGAGTTCTGAACTACTACCGGCCATTGATCGCCATACCTGAAACGAAGATCATTTATCGCCTCGACACGATTAGTGCTCTCAGCGGCGGATGACTGCCGCATGAATTCGACTGCTTCTTGTGGGTCAAGCGCCATTAGCTATCAAGCAGCATTATTTTCGGGTGCTGAACTGTTTCCACAGCATGCGAGGCGGAGACTAAGAGCTGAATCGCGGCTTCTATGGACTTATTCGATGATCCTTCTGTGTTGGATAGTTTGTGAAAATTTTTCCAGCACTGATAGAAGTTGCGCAGGGTTTCTAGCTCAAGCTCATTAAGTTCTTTGGTCATGCCTCAAAACACCTTTACTGACGTTGGATCAAACTTAAAGTCCTTCGTGAGCTTGTAGCTGAAACCTTTGGCGTCACGATTAAGTAATGGGCACCAACAACCACCTGGAAGCTTAGCTTCGAACTTTTTCAATACGTAACGTTGGTCTAGCGCATTCCAGTTTGTGGGCTGTAAGTCTTTTGATGGCCTAAATGGGAGGATGCCCAGCGTTGCGGTTAATTTTTCTGATGCGCTGGCGATGTTCTGAAGTTTTGTCATGCTTGCCAGCCTAGTGGAGTATGGTCCATAGCGCGCGGAGGAAATTTCTTAGCTGGTCTTACATGCTCAAGACCTCTCCCAATCAGACTGAAAACATCTACAGCGTCGTCATATTTTCCACTAGGAAATTGCAGCAATTGCTTCTCTACTTCCGGTCTCCAAGGCGCGTGGAACTTCGGCCATATGATTGATTTAATACTAGCGAGCGCCTGTATGGCTCGCGCTCTTATTTCTTTATCGTGGATGCTCGGCATCCATTCGATACGACAAAATGCCTGTCGTTCGCTCATGCGCCTCTGAAGGAACGGCTCTATCGCTCGACGGATCGGACCAGATTCACTGAACCAGATAAGCGGTTTATGTTGAATAACGAGATCACACCACTTTTCTATCCATACGTCGGAAGGCTTCTGCCCTCGCCACCAGTCAACGACATAAACGTTCATGTTCTGATCTACGCCAAAAATTCCATGTTCCGTAAAGTCTCCCGCCCCTTCCGTAACTGCTAAATCAGATGCTCCGTAATAACGGAGATTTTCGGGAAGCTGAACATACTCACTGAAGTTATCGCGCCTAAAATAATCACCATCATCTGGTACAGGCTCTTGCTGGTATAGCGCATTCCATGAGCGTGTATCCATTTTGGCGGTTGATATCATTTCCTCTGTAAACCATTCTGGCCAGAGCCTTTCGCCTTGCTGTCGCCCGAGCGGATCATTTGCCACGGCGAGCATTGGAAGCTTAACCACCTTCCATCGATCAGCTTCACGTTCAAGTATTCGTCCGCCAAGGTCGTCTTCGTGCCATCGCGTTTGAATAACTATCTGGCGCGCTCCAGGTTTTAATCTCGTCAGAAAATCGTTTAAGTACCATTCCCAATGTTTTTGCCTAACCCTATCTGAGTCAGCCTCTTCTCTAGTCTTGATCGGGTCATCAATAAGACCGAGGTCGGCTCTACGCCCAGCAATTGCTGCACCCATGCCTGCCGCAAAGAATTCTCCGCCCTCAGTCGTTTCCCAATTTCCTGCTGCCGCTGAGTCGTTGGACAAAGTGAAATTGAATACACGGTTGAATTCATCCCCTGCAACGATGTTTCTTACTCTGCGACTGAAACGTTCGGCTAGCTCTGTCGTATTGCTGACACCTAGCACCGAATGCTGTTTATTCCTGCCCATGAACCAAGGAGGAAATAGAATCGAGGTGTATGTGCTCTTTGCACTACCTGGCGGCATCAACACCATCAGCCGCTCAGTTTTTCCTATCTCTACCGCCTCTAGCTCGCTCATCAATAACCTGTGATGAGCGGCGAATGCAAAACCGAAATCTAGATAATCAATGAACGCTGGGAGGCTCTTTCTTGCCAGCCTTCTCTTTAGGAGTTCTGTCGCCGCTTCCTTTCGCGATACGGATAAGCTCGTCATCGCTCAGCTCCTCAACTGATTTTTTAACCGTGACCGCATGCTCGGTCTTATCTCTCCATTGCTCAGGGCGACGATTCTTGAGCCAGAAAATACATGCAGTTGGATCAGGGGGGTAATGTTTTACCAAATCAGTCAAGGTTACTTCACCTTGATAATTGCTAACATGAACTTCTGGATGGCTATATCCGAGCGCACGCTGGTACAAACTCTCTACAACTTTCGAATCCGCAATCAGCTTTCCCTTTTTTAAGGACTCCGAGAATTCGGGGAAATCCTTTTTCCAGATGTTGAGTGTCGATTCTGCAATATCGAAGAAGTTGGCAAGCTCTTTGTCTGTAGCACCGAGCTTGCATAGTTTTTCTGCCTGCCCTGCGTATTCTTCTTTGTACGAAGATGGTCTTGCCATTTTTTTTTGGCTTTAGCCGCTTTTATTCGTATGCGTGTAGCCAGGAAGTGATTTTTCCAGAGATGCAACAGAATCTAGCGCAGATCGAATACCCGGTTAGACGCTTTAACGTCTATATATAAGGTATAGGCATACCGTTCGTCGGAAACCTATCTCCTACACTTGCGTAACGGACACCCTCGTGTGTGTCATATCCATTCCGCAAATCTTCGCATGCAGGACCAAGAATGCGTTCCCGACGGGGAAGCTCGGCTGCGAATCATGGTAGAGGTAGTTCTCGAAGGTGCTCCACGATATCCCCAAAGCTGCTGCTTGTGCTTGGTACGACATGTTTTTAGCCTTTAGATCATGCGCCAATTGACGCCAATCTACGCGCAGCGGGTATATGTCTAGCGTTCCGAAATGCATGTG